GCTGACAGGTTATATTTACATGCAGGTGATAAAATAGTTTGTTTTAATGGTGGTGCTACTTTAGAAGCATTTCTTTCAGGTAAAGAGTTTTATAATCCTAACCGTTAGTGCATAACGGGGTTGCATTATTAACTATAGTATGGTATAACTATGTGTGTTATAACTATCTCCGCACAGAAACAAAAGGAGATAGTGCAATGTTTAAACGTATTTATGATTTTATAAAAGAAGCAAACGAAAAAAGAGTAGCATTCTGGCAGTTAAATAATATGTCAGACAAAGCTCTTAAAGATATGGGAATAAGTCGTGGCGAAATCTACTCGAAAATCTACGGTCAATAAAGCTGGTAATTATACTAAGCCTACTATGCGTAAAAAAATTGTCAAACAGGTTATGGCAAGTGATAAGGGTGGAAAACCAGGGCAATGGTCAGCTAGAAAAGCTCAAAGAGTGGCTAAGATCTATAAAGCAAAAGGTGGGGGCTACAAGTAATGGCCCTCGCTAAATCTCAAAAGTCTTTAAAAGATTGGACAAAACAAAAGTGGAGAACCAAGAGTGGTAAGCCATCTACTCAAGGGCCAAAAGCAACTGGTGAACGTTACCTTCCTTCTGCAGCTATTAAGTCTCTTAGCAGCAGTGAGTATGCCGCTACAACCAGAGCTAAACGACAAGGCACGAAGGCAGGTAAGCAGTTTGTGGCTCAACCTAAAGGCATTGCAAAAAAGACGAAACCCTTTAGAGCCGCTAAGGGTGGAACAGTAAGGAAAAAGAAGTAATGTTTAAAGACTATAAAGAAACACTAGAAAAATCTAATTATACTGTTGATGAAAATACTGTTTATTCGCCCCAAGGACAACCTGTAGCTGGTGTTGATGCTTATGGACAAGTTTGGTATAAAGACAGTTTAGTAGAGGAGTTGTGCACACAAGAAGTAGAGCTAGTTCGTGCTAGAAATTCTAAAGGTCATTATATTGCAGACGATCCTAATACTCCTGAAAACGAAGCTTGGACAACTAAAAAAAAGAAACGTAAATGACTATAAGTTTAGGTCTTTTAGATTATATGCCTTTGCCTCAGATGCCTTTTGATAAGGTACCTACTGAAAAGCAAAGAATAGTAGAAGAATCCTATAAGACCATAGATAAAAGAGTAAATCAGTTTAAGAATGAAAGTATTTATGCTTATCACCCACAGAACCAAAATAAAGTACCACAAGGACAAATTGTAGATTTTGTTGTAGCATAGGAATTTTAAAATGCCTCTTACTGAAAAAGGTCAGAAAATTATGAAGTCTATGAAGGACAAATATGGATCTGAAAAGGGAAAAGAAGTGTTTTATGCATCAAAAAATAAAGGTAAAATTAAAGGTGTAGATAAGGGGTCTGATAAAATGAATAAAGTTACATGTCCAAAATGTAAAGGTAAAGGTTGTAGTCATTGTGGAGGAAAGGGCTATCATATGAAAAAAGGTTATGCAGCAGGTGGACTAAAGTCTGTACCTGAAGAAAATAAAGGTTTAGGTAAATTGCCACAAAATGTCCGTAATAAAATGGGATATATGTATGGTGGTGGAATGGCTAAAAAACGTATGGGATATGCACATGGTGGTATGGCTAAGTGTGGTGCATCAAACCCAGGAACACAAAAACGAGGTAAAAAATAATGGCTACTCTACGTGAATATCTTAATGCAAAAATTAAAGCAAAGGGTTCTTCTCTTTCTGCAGAAAAAGCTAAAGCAAGTAAATACAAAAGTATTGCTGCAGCTAAAAAAGCAGGAGCTTTGTATTATACAGACAAGAACGGAAAGGTTATGGCTGCTGTTTATGCGTCAGACCTTAGTAAACCTTTGGCGACTTCTCTTCGTCCTAAAGCTCGACCAAAAAAAGAGCCACCAGTAGCTAAACCTGGAGATTTAAAACAACCAAAAGTTACTGTAGAAACTTTACTTCCTGGTTCTGACAAAACTTTAAATGATGTGTTCAATAGAAAATCACGAAAAGATAATCTTCCTAAGCCAAGACCAACTGAAATTAGGCTTAGTACTAAAAATTTAAATAAGTTTCTTAAAAACCCTGATTCATTAACTTCAATAGAAAAATCAAGGTTAAAGAAAACTTTAAAAAGGGCAGGAATAAAAATACCTAAAGGTCTATAATGGCGAAAAATCTTACTGAAAAACAGCAAAAATTTTTAAATGTTTTGTTTGAAGAAGCCCAAGGCAATCCAGTTAAAGCTATTAAGCTTGCTGGGTATGCTGAGGGTACATCTTCAACAACCGTTATGAACAGTCTGATTGATGAGGTTGCAGAACTTACTAAAAAGTTTATTGCAACTCGTGGGCCACAAGCAGCTTGGTCTATGATGGAGATACTTCAAAACCCCACAGACTTGGGAAATAAAGAAAAGATGGCTGCTGCTAAAGACTTTTTGGATAGAGCTGGATTTGCTAAGACAGAAAAGGTTGAGGTGAAGTCAGACAGTCCTTTGTTTATTTTACCTCCAAAAGAAAATGAAGACACATAAAACTTGGAGACTTCCTGCTCCAGAAAGAGTAGATGGAAATAAAGTCTGGTACCCTTTAGTTAGAGTAGGCAGAACAATTCCTTTTGGATACGAAGAAGATCCTAATGATTCTGAAATTCTTTTACCTATACAGGATGAGCTTGAACTTTATGAACAAGCTAAAAAGTTTCTTAAACAGTATAGTTACAGAGATGTAGCAAACTGGCTAAGTAACGAATCAGGTAGGTATATGTCACATGTAGGATTATACAAGAGAGTTAAACTTGAAGAAAAGTACAAGAGAGAAGCTTCAAACCAACGCTACCTTGCCGAGCGATACAAAAAGGCTCTCGAAAAGGCGGAAAAGCTCGAAGAAAAAATTAGAAGAGGTAGTATCGGCGCAGCCATTGCCCCCATCAATTAATGTAGAAAAAGCTGTACAAGAAATAATTTTTCAACCTAACGCTGGACCTCAAACAGATTTTCTTTCTGCTACAGAACAAGAAGTGTTGTATGGAGGTAGTGCTGGTGGTGGTAAATCCTACGCAATGGTTGCTGACCCAGTACGCTACTTAAATAACCCTCAGGCACGTATGCTGCTTGTACGTAGAAGCACAGAAGAATTAAGAGAACTTATTTCAGTATCAAAAGAGTTGTACCCCAAAGCAATTCCTGGAATTAAGTTTATGGAGAGAGACAAGACTTGGGTAGCACCTAGTGGAGCAACTCTCTGGATGTCATACCTAGACCGTGATGATGACGTAATGCGTTACCAAGGTCAGGCATTTAATTGGATTGGATTTGACGAACTTACTCAATGGCCTACTCCTTACCCTTGGAACTATATGAGGTCACGTCTGCGTAGTACAAAAGCTAGTGGTTTACCTTTGTACATGAGAGCTACTAGTAACCCAGGGGGGCCAGGTCATAGTTGGGTTAAAAAAACCTTTATTGATCCTGGAGTTCACAATAAGTCTTTTTGGGCTACAGATATAGAAAGTGGTAATGTTATTACTTGGCCGAAAGGTCATAGTAGAGAGGGTGAGCCTCTGTTCAAACGTAAATTTATTCCAGCCACCCTCTTTGATAATCCCTATCTGGCAGAAGATGGTATGTATGAAGCCAACCTTTTGTCGTTGCCAGAGCATCAAAGAAGGCAATTGTTAGAGGGCGATTGGGATATAAATGAAGGTGCAGCGTTTCCTGAGTTTAATCGTAATATACACGTTGTAGAGCCTTATGACATACCAAGTAGTTGGGTAAAGTTTAGAGCTTGTGACTATGGATATGGTTCCCATACAGGAGTTCTTTGGTTTACTGTAACTCCATCTGAACAACTTGTAGTTTATAGAGAGTTGTATGTTTCTAAAGTTACTGCAGATAATCTTGCAGACATGATTTTAGATATAGAAGATGGAGAAAAAATGCGATATGGAGTTTTAGACTCTTCATTGTGGCATAATCGTGGTGATACTGGTCCAAGTCTAGCTGAACAAATGATTATTAGGGGATGCAGATGGAGGCCATCAGATAGATCAAGGGGGTCTCGTGTTGCGGGTAAAAATGAAATTCATAGAAGACTCCAAGTTGATGAGTTTACTGAGGAGCCAAGACTCGTATTTTTTAACACTTGTAAGCATACCATTTCTCAGTTACCTGCCATACCTTTGGATAAAAATAATCCAGAAGATGTAGATACAAATGCAGAAGACCACTTGTATGATGCTCTAAGATATGGTATAATGACAAGACCAAGAAGCAACTTGTTTGATTTTGACCCAGCTAATCTAAGAACAGGATTTCAAATGTCAGATGCAACTTTTGGCTATTAAGGATAAGACATGGAAGAAGAATTTGAAGATATGATTATGGACAGAGAGGAAAGTACATCTATAAAAGATGTGCAAGGAGAAGATTACTCTGATCCAGCAGCAGGACAAATTGTTTCATTTGTTAAAGAAAAATACTTAAAGGCTGAAACTGCACGAGAACTTGATGAACAACGTTGGATTCAAGCTTATCGTAATTATCGTGGCATTTATGGTCCTGATGTACAATTCACTTCTACAGAAAAATCTAAAGTTTTTGTCAAAGTAACTAAAACTAAAGTATTAGCTGCTTATGGACAAATTGCAGATGTTCTTTTTGGTGGAAATAAATTTCCTATTAGTATTGATCCAACAAGACTTCCAGACAACGTAGAAGAAGTTGTAAACTTTGAAACTAATCCAGAACAAGTAAAAGCAAATGAATCTGTGGCCAGTTTACTTCCTGGTGAAACTTATCAAGAATTTAGAGAAAGACTTGCAGGTCTTAAAGAAAGTTTAAGTCCTGTAGAAGAAAAACTAAAACCTGGGTATGCAAAAACTCCTACTTCTCCTCAGTTTTTTCCTGCAGAAGTTGCAGCTAAAAAAATGGAAAAGAAGATACATGACCAGTTAGAAGAGTCACATGCAAAAAAACATTTGCGTGCTGCAGCTTTTGAAACAGCATTGTTTGGAACTGGAATTATGAAAGGCCCGTTTGCTATAGATAAAGAGTATGCAAACTGGGATGAAGAGGGTAATTACTCTCCTGTATTTAAAACTATTCCACAAACTACTTCTGTTTCTATTTGGAACTTTTATCCAGATCCAGATGCTGCTACAATGGAAGAGGCAGAGTATGTAGTTGAAAGACATAAAATGTCTAGGTCACAACTACGTGCTTTAAAAAACCGTCCTTATTTCCGTCAAAATGCAATCGATAACTCACTGAAACTTGGTGAATCTTACACAAAGGAGTGGTGGGAGCATGTTATGGAAGATGATGCTCAGGAGTCTAGACCAGAGCGTTTTGAAGTTTTAGAGTTTTGGGGTTTTGTAGACACAGAAATTTTAAAAGAACAAGCTATTGATATACCAAAAGAGCTAAGAGATACAGAGCAACTAAGCGTAAATGTTTGGATTTGTAATGGTCAAGTTTTACGTTTGGTAATGAATCCGTTTACTCCTGCTTATATTCCATATTTTGCTGCTCCTTATGAAATGAATCCTTATAGTATTTTTGGAGTAGGTATTGCAGAAAATATGGATGATACGCAAACTCTTATGAACGGATTTATGCGTATGGCAGTAGATAATGCTGCACTGTCAGGTAACTTGCTTATTGAAGTAGATGAAACTAACCTAGTTCCTGGTCAAGACCTTAGTGTATATCCAGGTAAAGTTTTTAGGCGCCAAGGAGGAGCACCTGGACAGGCTATTTTTGGTACTAAGTTTCCTAACGTATCAAACGAAAATATGCAAATGTTTGACAAAGCGAGGGTGTTAGCTGATGAGTCTACTGGTTTTCCTTCGTTTGCTCATGGTCAAACAGGAGTATCTGGTGTGGGTCGTACCGCTTCTGGTATTTCTATGCTCATGTCTGCTGCCAACGGTAGCATACGGAATGTAGTTAAAAACATAGATGATTATCTACTTGCTCCACTTGGTAAGGCATTCTTTAACTTTAACATGCAGTTTGACTTTGATTCTGAAATTAAAGGGGATCTAGAAGTTAAAGCTCGTGGTACAGAAAGCTTGATGGCTAATGAAGTACGTAGCCAACGTTTGATGCAGTTTTTGCAAGTTGTACAAAACCCAGCATTGGCGCCATTTGCACGTATGGATTATATTGTACGTGAAATTGCTAAGTCTATGGATCTTGATCCTGATAAGGTTGGTAACAACATGACACAGGCTGCAGTACAGGCTGAGATTCTTAAAAAGTTCCAAGAAGCTAATCCACCACCACAGCCTGAACCAGGGGTAGGAGGTCCACAGGGCGCTCCTGCTGGCGTACAGGTACAGGATACCCAAGGTAGTGGGGGAGGTACCATAGGAACAGGAACAGCGCCTCAGCCAGGAGAACAGGGCTTCTCAGGCAATACTGGCGAACAACCGATACAGTAAATGAAACTTGTTGTGAATAATACACTTAAACCTTTTGTCAACAATCCTGAATTGTACAGTCCGTTTATCGAAGAAATTGCTGAACGGATTGCTTTTACTCATGTATCTCTTGAGCAGTCTCGTGAACTTGACGAGATGTACAGGCTTCAAGGAGAAATACGTGCATTGCGTTCTTTGTTAAGATTGAGAGAAAAAGTTAATGGTTAGTCAAACTGAACAAGCTTTTAATATAGATGCAGAAGGCAGACGTAGGCGTAGACCTAGTCAGGCTTATTTAGAAAGGTCTAAAGAAGGAACTGGGCAAGTAGTAGAAAACGTATTAGGAGCTTTGCCAGGAATTGGTACAGCTATGACTGTAGAAGAAATACAGGAAGAGTTGCAAAAAGATGATCCTAACTACGGTAAGATAGCCCTTCTTGGTGGATCAGAATTGATTGGTTTAATTCCTGGATTAGGCATAGCAGCTAAAGCAGGTCTTAGAAAAGTAGCTAGCAGCATTGGTGCAGATAGACTAATTAAAGCTTTAGATGCACCCGAACCTAAACCTGAATCTGAAATTATTGCTGGACCAGGTGCTACAGGTTACTACGGCAGTAATTATGACAGAGCTAAAGAATTAAAAGAAAGAGGTTATAGTCCTGCTCAAATTGAGCAAATGACAGGTAGATTTCAAACAGGTAAGTCTAGTGATTATGTTGGAGATATACCAGAAAACCCTTTTAAGTTTGAAATAGATGATAGCCGTGTTGAAATAAGGGGCAGTGATGGGTTCCAAACTTTAAAAGAATCTACTAAACATTATCCTATAGCTGTTGGAAATATAATTCCAACTCATACAGAACTTTTTAAAGAATACCCCAATTTAAGAAATGTAGTTTTTTATATTGACCCTAAAAAAACTGGTTCTGGAGCACATTTTGATGATACTGTAGGTACTCATGGTGCTATTGTATTTGGTCCAAATAATAAAAGTTTAACATCTCCTAACAAAAAGGGATTTAGAAATACATTTTTTCACGAACTGCAACACGCAGCTCAATTTCAAGATTATAAAATAGCAGGTTTAAAACAACTGGGCGGAAATCCTGTGTTTTTTGGTAGAGTAGGTACAAAAGAATATCCTAGTTACAAAATCGAAAAAGATATTTTAGAGAAAAATAAAAATTTTGTAAAGTTACGAGATGAAATACTAGACATATTTGAAAAACAAAGAGGTACAGGAGCATTAGACCAAACTTCTACAGGTGCTATATTACCAGGTCAAGTTCCAAATCCAAGTGAAGTTTTTGGTGATATTGACGTAGCTAAAAAGATAGCTCGTAAAATGAGGGAGTTAGAGTCAGAGCTTTTTAAAACTTACATGAGAACTGTTTCAGAAGTAGAAGCTAGAGTTGTTGGAAGACGTGCAGCAGAAATTGCTACGGTAGGAAGTGTCCCTAAACCTAGAGTAACCTCTAACTTAGCTAGAGAACGTAAGATAGAAACTTTAAAAGAGTTTCAATCTGATGAGCCTAAAAGTCTTATGGGTAAAAAAGTAGAAGATTTTAAGCTAAAACTTGGACCTATGACAGATGAAGAAATTTTAAGGTATGCAACGGGGGGAATTAATTTTGCAAGATATGCAAAAGGTATAGATGAAGATCTTCAAGGTTTTGATCTTTTTGGTCCTACAAAACCAAATTATGCCGAAGGTGGCTTATCTGCACAAACTAAAGAGGCTTTCAAACAGCCTAAAAAAGGTTTAAGCTATGGTGAGCTTATTATTGACAACATCCTTGGTTTAGATAATGAGTACGAATCTTTTGGTGAAAAACTTGGTAAAGCTATTGATGAAGATGAAATAAACTTTCTTAAAAATGCGGCTGTAGGTATATATGAAGGTGCTAAAGAGTTTGTAACTAGCCCTGTAGAGACGACTAAAAAAGTTGTAACAGATATTAAAGATAGTGTACAAAGACTTGGTACTGAAGACTTGGATACCAGACTAAAAAATATGTACGGTATCTCTTACAACGAGGCTACAGATGAACAAGTAAATAAAGCTAAAGAAGCTGTTTTTGGTGACGCTCTTACTGCACTAGAGCTAATTCCTGCAGCTAAAGGTGCTACTGCTGTAGCTAAAGCTGGAAGTGCTGCTATACCAAGTGGAATTAAAGCAGATGTAGTTGGACAAACTAAAGCTTTACTTAGCGGTGATACAGAGTTTTTAAAAGGGACTCCAACAGAACGTTCAGCTACTCAAAGCCTTAGTGCTGGTTTTACTGGACAGAATCCTCCAACTTACATACCTAAAGATGAACCACCATTTGATCCTGATGGAATTTACGAAACAAAAGAGGGTATCTTAAAATTTAGAGAGCCTATTGCAGAGTTTACACGTAAGCTTACGATGACTAACTCTTTTCCCAGTAAAGGTATGACAGGGGCAGAGTTTTTAAACTTACTTGAAAAGAATGCTGAATCTATTCCTCCAAGTTCTTACAAAGAAGGACTTGTAGACAAAGACAAACGATATACTAGAGAAGAACTTTTAGATGCTGTAACTAAAAGTCCAGCGGGTTTGCCAGAATCTATCTACTATAACCTTGCAGATTTAGATACTCCTCCTAAGTTTGGAACATACCAACGTCAAACTGAAGTAGGTTTTACAGGCTACCCTAGATATCCAGAGGACACTTCTTATTTTTCAATACCTATCTTGTCTCGTACAGCAGGTAATACTTTTAAAGCTAATTATCAGCACTTTAATCCAGACACAACAGCTCACGTTAGGGGTAGTTTTATAGACCCTCTGGTTGGTTTTGAAGTTAATAAAACATTAAGTCCAGAGTTTAAAAGCATTATTGGTAAAGATCAACCCTATTTGCTAGTAGAAGAAATACAATCAGATCTTTTGCAAAAAGGTTATAGAAAACCTAAAAATTCTTTTGATGCTGCTTTTGATAAGGCTGCAAATGAAGCAATGACTTTACCTCAACTTACCTTTCAAGAAGCTTATGGTGATGTAACTAACGAGTTAAAAAGTATAATTAAGACTCTTGAAAGTAAAAATATAGTAGCGCCAGAAGAGCCTGTAAGGCTACAACTTCCATTTAGAATAGGTTTAACTCATCCTCAGTTTAAAAACAGAAGAAGAACAGACTTTTTAGAAGAACTTAAAGCACCTGAAAGAGGTACTGTAGATGGTACTAACCTTGTAAATTTTGAAGAAATTAAAGACTACATAGATAAACAAGGAGTAAATTCTACTCATATATACCAAATACTCAATGATATAGAAAAAAGTGCTAATTCGACTAGGCCTTTTAATCCTTTTGAAAGTATATCATTTGTAGGTCCAAACGGTGGTAAAGTTTATAAAGACATAATTGTAAAAGCTCCAGATCCAGACGACAGTGGAACAAGGTATAAGTATATTGTAGATGAAGAGTCTACGGCTTATAATGAGTTTTTAGCAGACTTTGATGAGTATACAAAACAGTTTGGACTTAATTTTGATGATTTAATGGATGCATATAATAATGAATATGATAAATACTATGATGCTATATATAAAGAAATGGAAGCTAAAAATTTAAGTAGAGATTATGGATCGTTTGTTACAGGTATGTACGAAAAATTTCGTAAAATTAGAGCTGACGAAGCTTTACTTGGAGACCAAACCAATACTGCATTACCTCCAGTAAGAAAAAATAAACAGACTGTCGAAGAAGCATTAAAAGTTCTTATTGCTAAGGCTGATGAACAGGGTGTAGACAAAATTGTTATTCCACCTGCAAGTAAAATAGCAGAAGCTAGGGGTAGAACTATTGATCCTTCGGATAAAGGCGATAGATTTTACAGAACTTATGTTACAGATTTAAATAGATCTTTAGAAGAATTAGAAGCCAATTATCCTGTAACTGTATACAAAGATGTAGAATTACCTTATAAAAAAGGTATAAAAGTAACTGAACCTTTAGGTGATGAACTTTTACCACCAAGTCAAAGAAAAAAGTCAGTTGGTATAGATAATAAAGGTACAATTATTGATATTTCAAAACTAAGAGAGCAGTTTCAAGTAGATAAGCCAAGACAATTTGCCGAAGGAGGCACAGTAGATATGAACAGACAAATGGAAATGGCCTTTATGAGAGAAGGTGGACTAAGAGATGACGGTATGGATGTAGACCCTGTATCAGGTAATGAAGTACCTCCTGGTTCTATGGCTAAAGAAGTTCGAGATGATATTCCTGCTCGATTGTCTGAAGGTGAATACGTTGTTCCTGCTGATGTTGTTCAATACTATGGTGTAAAATTCTTTGAAGATCTTAGAGCAGATGCAAAAATAGGCTTGCAAGAAATGGAAAGAAATGGTAGAATAGGTGGTGAACCTGTTGACGATGATGACCTTTCTGAAGCTGAAATGATGGAAATACAGACTATGATGCAGGGTGGTATGGTTCAACCACAACAACAAATGGATCCTTATTTTCAACAAAACCTGATGTATCAACAGCCAATAGGTATGGCTAATGGTGGTTATTCAGCCCCAGTAATTCCAAACATTGGATCTGGTTTTAGTTGGGAAACTTCGGGTCCAGGAAGTATAACTCCTACTGTTCCTGTAGAAACTCCAGAAACTTGTGCAGCTAAAGGTATGGTTTATAATCCAGAAACTAAGATGTGTGAGCCAGCTCCTGTAACTACTCCTGTTGTTACAGATACTGGTAGAGACGATAGACCAGAGGCACCTACTCCAGAGCCTTGGTATGAAAGTATTACTTCCAGTGCTGAAGATTCTGTAAACAGGTATTTTGGTACAGGAGCTAAAATTGGAGCTGGTATAGCTGGTTTTGTAGGGGCTGCAAGTCCTTTAGGTATACTTGGTGGTGCAGGACTTAAATATGGAGTACAAGGTACAAATATAGCTCAGGCTAGGGCAGAGGTTGCACTAAGAACTGCTGCAGGAGATGTAGAAGGTGCCGAAATGCTTCAAAAAGCTATTGATAAAGCAATAAAAGGTACTGTTGGATTAGAAAAAGCAGATCAGTTTTTTGAAAATACCTTTAATGCCAGTGGGGAAAGAAATGTAATTAGTGCTTTGGAAGCTATTGGTATTACTGTTCCTGATTCTATTAAAAGCAAAGATTTTAGAAAAGATCCTAATTTTGATTCTGACTTAATGGATTTTATTCAAAGCCAAGGAAGCAAAATTAGAACTGACATATTTAAAATGGAAACTAAACCAACTCCCACACCATCAAATAATGGTAACCAAGGAACTTTAAGCAGTGTTGCAAGCACACACAAAGAACGGTACGGATTAGATGGTTCAAGACGTAAAGACGACAGTCCCAGTGCCGCCGAAAGACATAAAAAAGCTGTAGAGGCTACTAAAAAAATTGAGGCAAGTACACCAAAAGTCAAGACTAAGACTGCTAGAGGAAGCATGGCGGATGTGTCAGATAGAGCCGGTGGAGCAGCAAAGAGTTACTCAGATATTGCAAAAAAGGATGACCCATACGGCTTGTTGAATAAAGGCGGCTTAATGAAAAAGAAAAAGAAATAACCCATACTAATAACTATAAGGCTACCCAGTGTAATAGCTGGCCCCAACATAAAGGAGATGGAATATGCCTGAACTAGCAGAGATTGAAACACCAAAAACTGCAGGATTTGTTGAACGAGGATCAAACTACGCCAGACGTCAACAACGTATGCAAAATGAAGAAGAGGAGATTAAACGTCTTGAAGCTGAACAACGTGGTGAAATTGAGTCAGACGAAGAACAGCAGCCAGAAAAAGAAAGTGTCGAAGCGAAAGAGACCGATACAAAAGTTAAAGAAGAGACGTTATCTGCAGAAGAAAGAAGCTTTAAAAAACGTTATGGTGATCTAAGACGCCACTTACAACAAAAAGAAAAAGAGTGGGAAACTAAGTTAGAAGCACTTCAGAAAAGCTCTGAAAAAATGGGAATTGTTCCTCCTAAATCAGATGAAGATATTGAGGAGTGGTCAAAAGAGTATCCTGATGTAGCTGGTATTGTAGAGACAATTGCAGCTAAAAAAGCACAGGAAATGTTTGAAAGAGCTAATACTCGTATTAAAGAATTAGACGAAGCTCAGGCAGAAGCTAATAGAGTAAAAGCTGAAAATGAGATACGAAAGTCGCATTCAGACTTTGATGATTTACGAGACTCAGACGAATTTCATGACTGGGCAGATGAACAACCTAAATGGGTACGTGATGCTCTTTACGAAAACTCTGATGATCCAGCTTCAGTAGTACGTATAATTGATCTTTACAAAGTAGATAAAGGTCTTACAAATCAAGCTAAAAAAGCTAAAACAAAAGACGCAGCTAAAACAGTTACTAGACGTGGTAAAACAGAAGTAGATTTAGCTGATGCAAATGGAATGATTCGAGAGTCAGAAATTGCAAAAATGTCTGACAAAGAATTTGAAGAACGTTCAGATGAAATTAATGCTGCAATGCGTAGCGGTAAATTTGTCTATGACGTAACTGGTTCTGCCAGATAACTGTTGACAAATAAAAAATCAGCAGTATAACTAGGGTCATACAACAAAAGCCTCTTTTGACTACCTTTTGTTATAAACCCATTTCACTAAAGTCTAAACTAATAAGAACTACCTGTTCAAGTATAGGCCCAGAAGCTACTTGGTAGGCCAACTGAGTAGCAACTGCACCCTAGAAAATGTAACAGCCTCTTGTCGGTGTTTAGCTTTGTAACCCGAAGCCAAATATCATGGAGGATTTTATCATGGCTTTTCAAACTTCATCGGGTTACGGTAACTTACCTAACGGTAACTTTAGTTCCGTAATCTATTCCAAAAAGGTACAACTTGCGTTTCGTAAGAGTACCGTAGTTGGTGACATCACTAACTCAGATTATTTTGGTGAGATATCTGCCCAAGGCGATACAGTCAAAATTATCAAAGAACCTGAAATTTCAGTGAGTTCATATGCTCGTGGAACACAGGTTTCAGCACAAGATCTTGACGATGAGGACTTTTCTCTTGTTGTCGACAAGGCAAACTACTATGCCTTTAAAATTGATGACATTGAGGAAGCTCACTCACATGTCAACTTTATGGATCTTGCAACTAATCGTGCAGCTTATCGTTTGGCTGATCAGCATGACCAAGAAGTTCTTGGCTATCTGTCAGGTTTCAAACAGTCATCTTTGCACTCACAAGCAGACACAGCTAATGACGTTGTAAATGGTACTAAAGCTGTTTCAACTGCTGGTTCTAACGAATTGCTTTCAAGCATGCAGTTGAAAAAAGGTGACTTTGGCAACATTACAACAGGCTCTGCTGGAGATCACTCGATTCCACTAGCAGCTCGTTTGCCAGGTGCTACTGCACTACCAACTGCTACAGCTTCACCAGCAATGGTTGTTGCTCGTATGGCACGTCTTTTGGATCAACAACAAGTTGATACTCAAGGGCGTTGGCTTGTCGTTGACCCCGTATTTATGGAGCTTCTTCGTGACGAAGACTCACGCCTATTTAATGCGGACTTCGGTGAATCAGGTGGGCTACGTAATGGTCTCGTCTTGAACAACTTCCACGGTTTCCGTGTATATACTTCAAGCAACCTGCCAGCAGTAGGTACAGGTCCAGGTACTACTGGTTCTGCAAACCAAAACAGTAACTATGGTGTTATTGTAGCTGGTCATGATTCTGCGGTAGCAACTGCAGAGCAGATCAGTAAAACGGAAACATATCGTGACCCTGACAGCTTTGCTGACATCGTTCGTGGTATGCACCTTTACGGTCGCAAGATTCTTCGTCCAGAAGCACTTGTGAACGCAAAGTATAACGCAGCGTAAGGAGGGTATATATTATGGCAACTTATGATATGACACTCGATAGCACGATTGGCGTAAATGCTGATACGATTGCTGCTGCTCGTTCACGTTTCCAGATGAATGGAATGTACATGCGTGAAGCAGTTCTAGACTTTGACAAGTTGACTGCTGCTGGCTGGACTGCAGCCAATGGTGACATCTTTCAACTTCTAGAAATTCCTGCCGACACTATGGTTTTGTTTGCAGGTGCTTACGTAGAAGCTGCTTGTGATGGTACAACTCCAACTGTTGATATTGACTTCGCCGCAGGTGATGATATTATTGATGGTGGTGATGTTTCATCAACTGGTTGGTTGGCTCAAGGTACCAATGGTACTGCAATGACCACAGCAGGTACATTAGCATTTACACAACATGTAACAACTACAGATACAATTGACGTTAAGTTGATTGCTGCTTCTGCAGATGTTACATCAGGACGCATTCGTGTTGTTGCTGGTTGTGTAGACACAGGTATTTCTGGTCGAGTACGTGCTACCGAGGTTTCTCGTGATCTCGTATAAATAAAAACTTAAGGGGCTGCTTTAGGGTGGCCCCTTATACACAACAAGGTTTTTAAAATGGCAACATATATAGCATTAGTAAACGAGTTATTAAGACGTCTTAACGAAACAACACTTGATACAGCAGGTGATGGGTTTGGCGATGCTCGTAACTTACAAGCTATTGCAAAAGATGCTATTAATTCCAGCACTCGTGAAATTCTTCAAGTTTCTCAAGAATGGCCTTTTACACTGACGACATATACTGAAACTCTTTCAGCAGGTACAGGTACATATGCTTGGCAAACAGATGCTTCTAAAATTGACTGGGATACTTTTTATTTAAAAAAGCTTACCTCTGCAGATAATGAACCTAAGCTTCTACCTGTAATTAAGTATGAAGATTATTTAAAATATCACAGGCCTTTAGAAGATAAATCTGGTGAATCTGGAAGAACTGTTCCTACTACAATATATCAAACACAAGAGCGTAAATTTGGTGTAACACCAGTACCAGATGCTGCATATGAAATAGAATATCGTTACTGGTCTTTTCCCAGTGATTTAACAGCATTTGATGACGTATCTATTATTCCAGATAGGTTTAAACATGTACTTATAGATGGTGCAATGATGTACATGATGATATTCCGTAGTAATGAACAAAGCGCAGTTTTACACCAGCAAAAGTTTAATAATGGTATAGATACAATGAGAAGGCTTTTATTAGATGAGCCACGGTATGTATCTCCTACAACTATTTCAAGAAGAGCCTTTAATAGGTTTGATATAGATGTCAGATAATTTAGCCACATTTCCTGTTCCTTGCCAAGGTGGTCTTTTAAATAATGTAGATCCTCTTACTCACGGCGGGCAACTGGCAGGTTCAGCATACAGAATGATTAACTATGAGCCATCTCTTAACGGTGGCTATCGTCGTATATCAGGATACACAAATGCTTATGGTGAACTTACAGGTTTAGCTAATAGCCCTGTTTTAGGTTTGCATG